TCATATTCCCGCGCCTGCATCAGGTCCGCAATGCGCTGGCGCTTCATCTGCTGGTGCATACCCAGCATGGAAGGAATATCGACCTGTTCGATGCCGAAGGGATTAGCCATTATCCTACCCCCGCCGTCTTGACAGGACTAAATCCGCCACCGTTCTGATACAGATACAAGCTGGCCAGATTGTTGACCGTCCCATTGATGGCGCTTCCCATATTGGCATAGGATGATGCAGTCGCGTTGCCCGCCGCCATCGCCGAGTTCGCCTGATTGGCGGCATTGGTGCCATAAGCCCCGGTAATCGCGTTTGCAGCGTTCTGGCCCGCCGCTGCCGTCGCGCCCGTGGCGGACTGCCCGACGCCAGCAAGCGCCGCTATGCGGTTGGCGAAATTCTCGTAATTGCTTGCCGCAAGACCAGACGCATAGCGGATACGCGACTTGTCCGCCCCGCCGCTATTCAAGGCTCCGCGCGCGGAATTAGCGCGGTCGATCGCCGACAGCCCCTGATCGCGCTGGAATTGATAGCCCGGCGTCGCCTCCAGTGCGGCTGTCGGGTCAATCTTTGTACCGCCAACGCCATAGAGGCCCGCCAGAGTATCGAGCGCCTTATAGCCTGTCTTCCGATAGGGCGCATAATCGGCGCGCGTCTGGTCGTATTGGCGGCGCTGCTCCTCGATCTGGAGCTGCGTCCCGCGTTCGGACGCGGCGGCAGCAGTAGCGGCTGCATTCTTTTGCGCCTTTGCTGCCTTGGAGCCAGAGATTGCGGTCGCAGCACCCCCGACAACGGCAGCCCCCGCGATTGCTGCTGCAACACCCATTATGCCGCCTCCGCCAAACGAAGCCGGAAGACAGATCCTTTTTCCTCCGCGCCCAACCTTCGATAGATTGAGCCAATTCGACCGCCCCCGCCGACCGTATTGGTTTCCCACAGAACCTCTGACACGCCGCGCTCCTTGAAGGATGCGAGCGCCGACCGTTGCAGCTTCATGCCAACTCCAGGGTGTTCGGGATCAGCAAAAAACGCGGTGTTGACGGCTGTAAGCACGCCTTCTGCTGCGAGTGATGGCGCAAACAAGGTCATCAAATATCCAAACATTCGCCCATTTGAGCGCGCGGTCGTGATCTGCATTAGTCCAGCCTCATCCATTGCGCGCAGCAGCGGGATGTTCTTGTTGCGCCAGTTATCCGGCGCTTCCCCGATCTGCGCATGATGTTCAGCCAGAAGGCGTTGCGCCCCGGCTAGCCATTCATCAAAACCCTCGCTCTGAAAGGACATGCCTTCGCAAACCGCGTTCCTGCGTGCGGCAAGCATGGTGCGGACCTTGTGCGTTGCGATCGACGCAAGCTTTTCAATGGCGGGCGCGTAGGCTTGGCAGTAGCGGACCAGCGCGGGCATGTTGATCTGGATATTGACCGGCGCGAGCGATGCCCAGCGCGCATGATCATGCCGATACGGCAGGCAATGTTCAAAGATGGCCGCGCACGTCTCCTCGCTGTCGAGGTCCGCAAATTGAACCTCCAAAGCGCCGGGAATGCGCTTGGCAATCTGCGCCAGTTTGCGATCAAGCATCTGCATTTTGGTGCGCAGATTACCGGCATCGAACGCGCAGCCGGGCAGTTTAAGCAGGCTTTCCACCACATCATCGACGGGACGGCGGACAACAACGACACGGGCGTCCGGGGCTATTGACGGCAGCAGACGCCACCATGGGGATGCAGCTGTTTCAATGGCCCCGGTGCACGGCTGAGAAAACCACGCCGCCACATCACCGAGGCTGCGCATGTGCCGCGTTTCATCGTGACCGCAGAGCCATTCCCCATAAGACAGGAAATGCGAGAGCCAAGCGGTTCTGGACCGCGGCAACGCAAAAATCACAAATGGGGGACGTTCGATCATATAGTCTCAGACAACCCGGTTGAAGCCGAAGATCGTTGTCTGAGATGGACGATGGCCCGATCATGCCATCAGCGCACATGCGCCCCGCGCCTTCGATAGCATTAAATCGAGGTCTGCTCAATGCCCGATGCTGTGACGGTTATGGCTGACCCGGCAGAGGCCACCATCTGGATCGTGCCGCCAGGCGGAACCCATTGCCCGAACGCCTCCAGCACACGCCCCGCGCCGCCCGCAGCGATCGACCGATCCTTGACGACGATGTTGCTTGTGTCCGGGGAGCCTGACTTCGGTACGATGTACAGCGAGAATGTCGCGGGTGATGCCGAGTAATTGCACACGCTCAAGGTGTCGATCCGGGTCGTCACCGGCTCGGTCGCGGTGTAATAGACCGCCGCCGATGTCGTCAGGGTCGCACCGATCAGTCGCTTCGGGCTAAGTGCCATGCTCTTCCTCCTAAATCACAAACCACGCAGCGCCATCGCACTGGATCATAATTGCCTGCCATTGCGTCAAAAGCGAAAGAGACGCAGCACCGTCGATCAATTCCGCGCCATTGGGGTCGATCGTGACCGCGTTGATGCCTGCATCGACCTTCTTGATCGTTAATATCCGTTTCGCGCTCGACGCCGCGCTCGGCAGCGCCACAGTGATCGCGCCGCCAGTCGCGTCACAAAGCAGCGTATGGTCATCCGCCGCAAGGGTGGGTGATGACGTGACCTGCCTGATATTCGCCGATACCGCGCCACCGCCGATGATGTAGCGGCCATCCCCATCGGCGCGCGTCAAAACATCGGTGGCGTTCGCCACGCCCATCGCCCGCTTTGTGAAGCTGTCAAACCCTGTCTGCTCGATGAGGCCTGGAGTTTCATCGACATTCACCTGTGCGTGAGTCACGGAGGGCAGGCTATCTTCGGCAGCATATGGCACCTGAACGGGCGGGAGCATGTCGGGCGCGTTTTCCGGCGCGACGGCCATCCCGAGCAAGTCAGGCGTTGTGTCGTCACCATAGTCCGTCACCACCCCGGTCGCGCTCAGCAGCACTTCCTCAAGCCCGCGCGTGCCTGCCAGAAGATCGCGGATGATCGACACGAAATAGCGATACCATTCCGGCGTGACGCGACCGTTGCTGTCCACCAGCGCCGTGTTGGGCGGGTTGATGACCGACGACACCATCAGCGGATGTCCACATAATAGCCGATCGCGAATTTGCGCACAGGGTCGGTTATCTCAAGGTGCATCTGTCGCTGCCGGAACTGACCAAGCGACCGCCATATGGCGCGTGTGCGGTATTCACCGATCCTGCCCAGCGAACGCCATATCTCGTTGGACCATGTGCGCCCGCCATCATCGCTGTAGCGCAGCATGATTTGCGGGTCAGAGCCTTGCCCATCGTTCAGGCCCACCCCGGTCTCGAAATAGGCTTCAAACTGGTACATGGTAACGCGCTGGCGGGAGGCTTCCAGCGTGGGGAGGTCGATCTCCACCTTGATGATCGCGCCATCTTCCGTGTTCACGTCCAGATCGGGATAGTAGACCTTGCCGCTGACATTATCGCCCAACAGCGTCTTGCCATAGACGGTCATGGATGAGCCTGCGCGATAGCTGGTGCGGCTCCATGACCGGCGCTCGTGCCATGCTCCTGTCGCCATATCATAACAGAACGTGCCGCTATCGATGGTCAGGCAATAGAATTTATGCCCCTCCTGCGTGTAGCTGAACGCGCGCGCGAACGTCGCATCGCCCATATGATATTCGATCGCGTGCGTGCTTATCCTGACCGGGGAATAGCCGTCCAGCCTGTAGATGATCCGGTCGTCACCCATAAAATGGACGCTATTGTCCACCTTACAGATGCTATCGCGATCGAATGCCCCGCGCTCGATAAACGCATTGCCCTGCCGCTCGAATGCGTTGTCCGCCCCGCCACTATTGTAGAAAATTTCGATGCTGTTCCCGCCGAATATCAGCAGTTCGCGATGATTGGCTATGATGCCGACAATACCGTCTGGCGAACCCTCCGCCGATATGATGTCCAGTCCGTCATAGACCGTTCCATTGTTGATCGCGGAATAGGCGACCTGCGCGCTGTCCCTGAGAGACCAGAGGAAATAGCCATCAATATAGGCGATGTCGGTAACAGCGGGCAAATCGGCAGGCGTGACGAGTGCGCTGCCTGTCCAGACATGGCCAGCGACGCCCGCCGCTATGCCAAGCTGGCCCCCGTTGTCGGCCATGCGCACAACCCCGTCGCCGTGGATGGTCCCAAGGCGCTGATAGCTGCCGTCCGACAGGATCAGATACAGCCCCGTGCCAGAGACGGCATAAGCCATGCCGCCCATGACATGGGTGCCGCGCACCGGACCTTCCGGCAGGCTTGCGAATGCCACCAAGCCCGGCACCGCCATGACGGCAAAATCAGCACGCTTGTCGCCATCTGCCTTTTCAGCAAATGCGTTGACCAGCTTGGCGCCAGACCATGGCTTTGAACGCCCTTCGCTGTATTGCAGGGCTGGCCTGACCTGCCTCAGCGCCACGGCGCGCCCCAATTATCGGGCTGGAGGAAGATCGAGGCAGGCTCATTGTCCCATGCCTTCAAGCGGGCGAAAAGCGCGTCGGCTAGCTCATCGACCTTCGCGTCAAGGCCGGGATCGTTGACCGGATATTTCAGCTTCAACCGCTTGGCGAGATTCATCACGAACGTTTCCTGCCACTCTGGCGGCATGTCCAAAGTGTCGTTGCTGTCGTCCATGATGAACATGGGCCGCAGTTCATCCACGATGACACTGATCTGCGAATAGACCGCCGACGATGGGGCGGGCCAGAGATACAGCACACCGGTATCGCGCTGCGGGTCATAATAGAAATTGACCGGCGTGGATGGACTGCTGGTCTTGTTGGGCATGTCCAGATATTCCTGCCGCGACCATTCCGTCATCGGCGTCTCATATCCGCCGGTCAGCTGCTTCCTGCGCGCAGACAGGACGCGCATCGGCTTTGGTGCCAGGGTATAAGCTGCCTGTCCTGAGACCGGCGTGACCGTCCGCAGCGTCCGCCGCCACAGGTCATCCATGGCGTTGAAGGATAGCGTCATCAGCATGGCGGACGATTTTGCCCGGCGATACATGTCCGCAGAGACAGCCTCACCCTCGGAGCCAACCCCGATCACGTCAAACGCTTCACGGATCAGCTCATTCAGGGAAAAGCTGGCGGTCGTTACAGCGCTGACAGTCATTTACAAATCCTCTGGACGAACGGTCCCGACGAGAAAGCTATCCGGCGTCTCAGGGCGCGAGTAGGGGAGTGCTTGCTTGTCGGGAACGCCCCGTACGAAGTCTTGCTGATTCCTGCGATCTACAAAACGCCTATCGACGAGCGCGCCATCCCACTGCCGCACGAGAGCCGACAGCTTCACCTTGAAACCACTGGCATCGCAAATTGCATTCGCGCCGGGAGAGCCGTATTTCGCCATCAGTAGAGCGCGAGAATATCGGTCGCGGTGGTGCTGGTGGAATTGATCTTGTCCACCTGAACCGGAAGGATGCCGACAGCGACCGACTTCAACAGCACTGTGTTGCCGCTGACCATGCGCACCGAAATGTCGCCGGAAACGCCCACGTACAGGCCGCGCGTGCCGGGGATGACGGTGCTGTCGCTTGGCGTCACCGCCACGGCGTCATGCGCGCCGGATATGTCCTTATATGCGCGGCCCGCCATGGTCAGTCCTCCAGTTCCTTGGGGATGGTCCAGCCATTGGCCTTTGCCAGTTCGATCAGCGCCGCCAGCTTTTCAGCGTCGGTCAGCTTCTTGGCGTCCTTTTTCGCGGTCGTCATGTCGGCGCTCCTTACTGCTTGCCATTGTCGTTGAAGATGTAGCTGATCAGCACGGTCGTGGTGCCACCAGTCGCGGCAGACGCGCCGACCTTGCCGTAAATCGGCGTGTCGACGGTGAGCGCCACGCCGGTCAGAGCGCCGGTTGCGTAGGTCAGCGTGAGCGTGTCGGCGTCCACCTCGTTGGCGATACCGGCATTGCTTGCCACCGTGCCAATATCGACGGTCGGGTTCGTGCCGCCCGTCGCGCCGCCCAGCGACTGAACGCCAAGCGGGATTGAGCCAGCGGGAAGGGTGCCAAGCAGAATCTGCGTCGCGGACGTGGGATCGAAGCTGGCCTTCATGACCAGCACGGGAACACCGGCCCAGCTGGTGCGCGATGCGCCTGCCACGCGGACGGAATTGCGGAATGTCGTCTTTGCCATGTGTCTAGTCTCCTAGTCGGGGGATGCCCGTCACAAAAAGGAAGGGGCGGGCACTTCCAACCCGCCCCAACCGATTACGCGCCCTGCGTGCCGTAGACCGCGCGGAAGTCGGTCCACCCGGTCGAATAGCGCTCATACGCCTTGTATTTCAGGTTCGACGTATCGAAGTCGCCATCCTGTTCGAACATCGTTTCCTCGCGCTGGAACAGCTTGACGCCTTCCGGTGCGTTGGTGCGAACGAACCATGCGTCGGGATCGGTGAAATAGTGGTTCACCTTCGCGCCGTCAGGGAACAGGCCCATTGAGCGGATCGCGTTGACGGCATTGTTCGCCGTGTCGTTCTGGTTGATCGACTTCAAGATCCGGGTCGCCTCAAACATGAGGTTCACCGGGATATGCAGCGACTTGGGCATGATCGCGATCTTCATGCCGCGTGCGTTCTGCGCCTGCGCGATCTGGATGCAGATGTCCTCCAGCGACGCCTCCGACAGGTCCGCGTCAACGGCCAGGCGGTTCGACTGATTGCCCACCAGAGTCGGGTGAGCGGTCGAGATCATGGTCGTGCCGTCCGCGCCGTTGTACGAGCCATTGAAGGCCCGGTTATACAGGTTGGCGACGACATTTTCCTTGGTCTGGCGCATCGAGAAGGCAAGGCTGCCCGTCCGCTGCATCCCGATCTTCTCATAGAGATTGTCCTTGAGCGCTTCATGCGTGATGATGAAGCCAAGGGCATAGGCGATATGGGTATAGCGAGAGGTCAACCCCTGCTGCGCCGTATCATAGACGACCGACTGACCCTGTGGCTTGATCGGGGCCAGACCGAAGCCGGTCATTTCCTGATCTTCCTCATAGGCTTTGTCGGACGATTCCACATCGACAAGATCGGTATATTCGCGCGGGTGCTCCGTGTAGGAGGCACCCCAGCGCGCGTTGAGGCCGGGCCACAGAAGCTTGGCGATTTGGCCGGTTGTGATCGTGCTCATGGATTAGACCCCCGCGATCTGGTTGGCGAGACGATGGCGGTTGATGCGAACCAGGAACTTTGCAGGCCCGGTGTCGCCCGACGCATTGTCAGCACGGTTGACGATACCCATGATTTTCAGATCGAGGGTGTTGGTGGTGGCTTCGGTCGTGTTGTCGAGCGTGACCGCCGACCAGCCATAGGTCGCGTTGCCGCCGCTGCCCACGAAGTTGACGTTGAGGCCCACGGCAGCGTCGGTCAGGGCCGTGCCGCTGTTGGTGTCCTGCACCTCGTAGAGGCTGTTGGGGTCCGTATCGACCATCACGATACGCGACGTGGATGCTGCCACATAGGGCAGGCTGTCGCGGCTGTCGGGCAGGATCGCAACGATCACGCCGTCCATCACATCGCCAGTCGATGCGCGGGTGATGCCCGGCAGGCTCTGGTTGTTCAGGGTGTAGTTGGTGCCGGTGATCTTGACCGGATCGCCAACATAAAGAGCGGTGCTGTCGCCGCTGTCGTGGATGAAATGTTCGAGATTGCCGGTCACATACTGGCCGGACGTCCCGCGCTGAGGGACAAGGCCCCTCGGAAAATTCGCGTTCGCCATGATAGGCACCCTTTGTCACGGGGACCGAAGGTGCCTATCAAAGCAGCCTAACGATCCCGTTGGATCGAACCCTGGCCATATGTTTCGCTGTGCGTCATCTGGCCGGTGGAATCGCGACCGGCGGTGATGGCATCATCAACCAGACGGTTGCGGGCTTCCTTTTCAGTAACGCCCTCGGCAAACAGCTCGTCAGGGGTTTCCATCAGGTAAGCGCGGAGAGGCTCGCCATTCGCTTTTGTGCCTACCAAGCGAGAAATGCGAGACGAAGGGTCCGATGACGTGATCCCTTCTTCGGTGACGTGATCATAACCCAAATCGTGGGCGTCTGCAATACGGTTGCCATCATCGTTGAACCAGCGGCGCGTGAAGCCGGGGCGAGTCTTTGCGCCGAGCTTCAAGCTGAACCCGCCGACACTCGCGCGACGCCTGCGCGTGACTGGACCATCGGCTGTTTCGATCGTGACTTCCTTCTGCGGGGCCGGTGCCTGCGCCTGCATCTTGGGCTTTTCAGGCTCGACACCGGTAGAGCCAAGCGGGACAACCTGCTTGCGTTCGCGCTGCGGGCCGGGGGTGGTGTGTTCTGCGGTCATGGTCGTTCCTTACCAGGCGTAGCTACGGACATAATCCTCACGCGACTTGATCAGCCCCTGCTTAACCCAACGGTCACAGGCTGAGCGCGCTTCGGGCGGGAGGTCGTTGAACGTCTTGCCGCCGCCACCGGGCCCGCGACGTGTACCGCCGCCATCGACCGCGCTGCGTTTTGCAGGTTTGGCCGGCTCAGCGCCGAACGCTTCGGGGAAAGCATCCTCGAACTGCTCGCGCACCTTTTCCGTTACCGCGTCTAGGTCAGTGCGATCGAGAAAGCCGCCTTTGCGCTTGGCGATGATCGCGGCCTGACTGTCGGCATAATTCTGCATGACAGGGTTGGTCGCGTACCATTTATTGGCCTTGCCCCAATCGGCGAATTCCTTGGCGCGGGCCTCCGGGTCATCCTCTTCCTCTTCTTGCGCCTTGGGCTTCAAATCCTTGCGCAACTCTTCCGCCTCACGATCAGCAGCGCGGAACGCCTCAATGTCGCCCGCCTCGACCGCCGCCTCCTGCTTGGCCTTGATGTCGGCAATCGCGCGCTCATAGGCCCGCTCTTCCGCCTTGGAGAAGAACTCGGCGGAGCGCTTCATGTCCTTTTCCATGCGGTCGATCTTGGCCGTCAGATTCTTGATCGTGGCCTTGGCGATCGGCATATACTCGATCGAGCGCTTGTAGAACGTCTCAGCGTCGAGGTGGTGCTTGGGATCGCCCTTGAAGCCGTCGATGTCGGTCCAGCCCATTTTGCGGGCTTCGGCCTCATAGTCGATGTTTTCAGGAATATCCTCGCCGGGGATCATGGTCCCGGCTTCTGCTGGTGCCGTTGCCATTATGCTGCTCCCTCAATGAATATTTTGAACACAATGTCACTGGTGTCAAAATCTAGGACCCGGGCGATCTTAACCGCCTTAACTTGCGGGATCTGCCGAAGGACCACATACGCGACAGCATCATGTATGTTGCGTTCCAGAAGGATGCCAAATAAGGCTTCCCCAGCGCTGTTAACGACTGCCATTATACCGCCTCCTCCAGTCGCCCAATCACATCCTCGTCGTTCATCAGCCGGTAGCTTTCGCCGTCCAGCCCGGTGACTTCGACGCCGGAATATTTGCCGATCAGCACGCGTGCACCGGGAGCGGGGCGGGCGAACTCAGCACCATAGCTGCGCGCGTCATGCTCTGCCTCAAACCATGCCGTTTCACCGATTGCGACCACGGTGCCCTTCATCATGGCCATGGCCTTCTTCTCGTTGACGCTATCGGGCAGGATGATGCCGCCCGCCGTTTTCGTTTCCACGCTGTCGGGCTTCACGAGAACACGCTTGTCCAAGGGAATGATGCCGCTGCTGTTCATTGTTCGACCTCGATATTGTAGAAATCCGCCACATGCTCAGATGACAGGTTCAGGATTTCCCCCAGGAACACCGCCTCCGACTGGCTCGCCGCCACCCCCCGACCCCATGCCCCCATCAAGACCATCTGTCGGTCCCTGAGGAAGCGCAGGAACTCCTGCGTCTCCGGGTGGCTCTTCCATGCCCCCAGCGTTTCCGGGTTGACCAAGCGGTTCACCATTGTCCTCCATGTCTGCGGCGTCGGTCGCCAGTTTCACAGCAGCGCCGACAAGCGCCGCCGTGTCGTTCAGCAGGTTCATGCGTTGGGCCGTCTGTGCGGCTGCCGTGATGGCCTGCGCCGCGCTGGCATTGTTGCGGCGGACCTCGCTCATCGTCTTGTCGCGCTCGTTTTCCTGCGACGCGGCGTCCAGCAGCAGCTTGGGATCGGGCGGCGGCGGTTCCTTGTTCAGCAGCGCGTCGATATTGGGCTGGCCAGTCACCTCCAGATAACGCTTCACAAGCTCTTGCTGATTGACCAGCGGATTGCCCATGAACACCATCAACGCCTGCGCCTTGGCGGCTTTCTGCGCGTCGTTGACCATCGTGGGATCGGACACGGGGACAACGTCGATGTCCTTGTCCTGATAGTCCGCGCGGCCCACTTCGCCGGGCTGATCGGTCAGCGCATAATAGGCTTTGTCGTCCAGAAAATCGCGGTTGAGGCTGAACAGGATGCGCAGTTCCTGCCCGAACGCGCGGTGAATGCGTTTGAAGATCGCGGTCATGACCTTGGTGGCCTGTTCGATCTGCGCAAGCGTCGTGGTGGCGGGCGTGTTGGCGTTGGGTGCGCTACCGGTCAGCACGTCCTGAACGGCTGTGATTTCCTTGGCTGCACCGATCAGCATTTCAAGCAGGCTGAACAGAACAGCCGATGGCCCAGGCAGATTGAGCGGCACGATATTCTCGCGCAGCGTGCCACCCGTCACATCGACGCGCTTCCATTCGCCCAGGCGGAACTTCAAGTCGCCGGAACGGATGTTGACCCCAGCGCCGACGAAACCGCCCTGCGCGTTCTGGAGTGCGCCCGCGTCCAGCATGTGATTGAGCGCCTTGTCGATCGCTGCCGTGATGTCGTCCAGCAGCGCGCCGAACCCGATATGATAGAATGACCCATCGGGCGCGGGCAGGAAGCCATATTGCGTGAAATATTGCTTGGGATCGATCCGCACCACTTCCTGCGTAGCGTTGTTGATCGTGACCGTATCCTCATCAAAGGCCGGTTCGATGCGGACGACAGACGATGTCTCGCGGCACAGGGTGACAATGTAGGGTTCGGGGTAATCGTCGCCGTCCAGATCGATGCGGCAGAACTGCTCAAGGAACTCGACAGGAGCCGTCTCGCTGTCATCCTTCTCGCTCTCGACATGGGGCAGCGGAATCTTCTTCCAGATACCGGAACGGAAGCGCTCCTCGCATTCGTGCGGGTAAAAGCGCATGATGTGGGTATAGCGGGGTGCGGCCTCGATGCTTTCGGCCCAATAGTTGATCACGAAGTCCAGCGCGGTGACCGTCTGGCTCTCGTTGCGCTTCTGCACCGGGTCATGCCACGTCTTGCGGAACACGCTGCCCACGATCGGCAGTTGCAGCAGCAGGCGGTCGGTTGCCTCCTCCCAACCCGGCATGTCGAACAGAAGCTGCCACGTCATGTGCTGTCCGACACGTTCCGCGCGTTCCGTCTTGTCAGGCGATGGATTACCCAGCACGCGGCCCTTGACCAGGCTCGCCCCGTCCACGATCGCGGGATAGGCACGCGCCTGAAACTGGACGGCAGCGCTGGTCAGCAGCGGAAACTTGATATTGCTGGCATTCGGCCACGGACTGACGCGCTGTTCACGCACCTGCATGGCGATGTCGAGATAACGCTTGTACCGCTTCTCCCACGTATCGCCGTCCGACGCCTGATTGCGGCTTGCAAGGTCCGCCTCGAAGCCCTGCAAGCAACGCTGGCCGATGCGTCCAAGCTCTGTGTCATCCAGAAGCTCGATCAGCCGGTCAGCCGCGATGATGTCGGTTATGCGGCGCGTGGAGCCTTCTTCCTCGCCGTCATAATCCTCGATCGTGCCAGGTACGGTTGCCATTAGTGGGCCACCACATCAGATGCTTGGCGCACCATCGCACCCAACTTCAACGCGCCAAATTCTTTCATGGCGGTGACGATGAGAAAGTCCATTTGTTCGATATTCTTGGCCAACTCCTCAAGCGGCTGAGAAGGCGTCCAGAAAAAATCCAGCGACCAGCGCTGCCCTTCCCGGTCAAACGCCGCTGTAGTGCGCCCCTGCCTGCCTTGCAGCCAGCGCGTCCACATGTAACCATTGCGCTTGGCAAGGTTATTAGCACCCTCTTTGGCGAATTTCAGTTGATCGAGGGTTTCTTTGTCTACCAGTTTCATCAATGCCCAAACCTCCCAATGTCCTGTGGCTGGCGGAGGTCGGATTCCTCCCA